CCAGCCATACTTTGACCTTTTTGGTATTGAGAACCGTATACAAATACTTTACATCCAATTCCTACACCAGTAGTAGGGATTTGTACATTATCAAAAGGTTGAACAGTAATTGCTCCAGCAGCCAATACAGATCCAGCATAAGCTCCAGAATCAGTTACGATTGCTTTACTTTCAGCTCCTGTTGCAGGATTTAAAAATACAATAGTATCATTGATTGAAATAACATTTTGCAATGAAGCAGCGGCTCCAACAGCAACTACAGAAAGTGTACTTGTTGTTCCACCAGCAGCAACAACACCTACATTAGCGTAAGATATATGTAACCTGTTTTGTTCAGACCAAATTACTTGATCACTTGTCATTGGCATTTCAGCGCCAACCATTCTTAAAAATCCAGATAACGTTCTGTTTCCATAACGCTCTACTTCTTGTTCGTAAATTTCTGGTAAATACTGCTGAGCAAAACTGTTTGTGTTCTGCGCTCCAGCGGCATTACTGTTAAATTGTAGGTAGTTACTGTTTAAAATCTCTTGCGCTTGCGAAGGGACTAAACTACCAAATTGAGGACTTAAACTCATAATAATTGTTTTTAGTTAAATTTTTTTGTTTTTATTTTTAATTTTGAAGAATCTTGACCGCTTATAGATCTAACTTTCAAGCCATTAATAAATTCACCTTCTTGTGCCTGTCTAGGCCGTGAGCTTGGGTTTTTAGACTTACCTATGATATCTTTGGTAGCGTCTGATTTACCCTGCTCGTAAAAGTGATTAATAATAGTGTCTGAGTTAGAAGCCATAAACAAAGCTTTGTGATAACCTTTAGTATCTGTTACTTTACCTTCTTTGTTAAGAAACTTTCCTACAAAGTTGTTAATGTTAGATTGGTCTTCTGCGATTTTACCAGGGTCTTGTACTCCATACCTAAACTTTTTTCCACTAACATCAAATTCAAAACCTTTGAATTCGTTATTGAAATAGTCATCAGTTTGAGATTTAAAATCCTCGTGCTGTCTAGTAGCTGTTTCTTGATCTTCGTTGTAACGGTTGAAAAAGTCTGTGGCTTTTTGTTGGTCTTGAGTTACGCCGGGTCTCAACTTGATTTCGTCGTAGTATTTACTCTTAGTTTCCTCTAAAAAGCTTTTAGCTTTTGCAACTTCTTCTTTAAACGCAATTTTCTTTTTGCGTATATCTCTATCCTCATCTAAATCTTCATCCCATTCAAAATCTTCTAAAATAAGATCAACGTCTGAATCGTCTAAATAAGTTTTTGTTTTTTTATAATACTCTTTTAATAAAGCGTTGTCATCAATATTACTATAGTCTGCATTTAATCTAACGTAATCTTCAACACTACCGCCGGTGTCTTCCATAAAAGAAACCAGTTTCTCAATGTTTTCCGGTAATGGTTTACCTAATATTTTTTCATCTCTAACAGCTTCCTGAGCTTCTTGTTTTACTTGAGCAACTTCTTGTGTTATTTCCTGCAGCGGGAATTTCTCATCACCATCTTCAACGGCCCCCTTGTCTCCTTGTCCCACTTCTTGCAATCCCAATTGGGGTTGTTCTGTGTGTAACACGCTTTCCTCTGTGCTTTGCTTTTGAATGGCATCGTCTTGTGGTTTTAATTCTTCTTTTGGTATAACCACTTTGGTTACATCTGGCTGTAAGTCTATTAAAGGTTCTTTAATACTAACCTTAGTTATTTCATTACTTTGCTTTGATAGCTGCTTAGGTTTCTTAGATTTGCCTTTAAGGCTAAAGTCACCTTCCTGTTTTACAGGTTCATTTGTATTAATTTCTGACATAATATAATATAATTAAATAATTGTTTGTAATTCTAGCTAGGGCCAAATTGATCTAATCCAAATCCGCCTAAAACATCATTACCTGATGATTCAAAATCTTTAGGCAAACCGTCTGTTTGTCTTTGATTTATTAATTCAGATTGTTGCGTACCTTGCATTTTTATTCTTTTATCTTTTCGATCTTCTATCTCTTGCTCTTTTGCTTTAGTTGCACCCATCTGAGCCTGAGCTAATTGTATGTTGTAATTAAACTCTTCAGCCATTAACTCTCTTTTTATTTGAGCTTCTGTTTGCATTCTTTGTATTTCAAACTGCGACTTAGCTTGCTCTATGCTTACCTTTTCTTGAGTTAATGCTTGTTGTTTTTGTACTTCAGCCATAGCTGCTTTTTCCGCAGACTCAGCATTTGCTTGAGCTTGTGCTTGGATATTCTGTTGCGTTTGCTCTTGCTCTCTTTTAATTTTTTGAGTTTGTCTTAGCTTTATAAATTGATTAGCTAATTTAGTATTTTTAATCTCTCGAATATCTATAGCGTCTGACAATTGAATAGCTCCTGTTTGTAAAGCCATTTGAATATTTTGCTCTAGCAAAGCTTTTTCTTGTTCTTCAGGTTCTAATTGTATGTAAATTCCAAAGTCATGTAATTGTAAATTCATCAACTCTTCTAATGTTTCAACATTGAAAGTACTTATTGAATTAATTAAAGAATTTTCTGTTAAAGGATTTTGAATTAAATCAGCTACCTTTAAACTTACATTTTCGCAAACTCTAACAGTTATGTATAATAATGATTCTAACAAATGCTTTGTAGCTGTATTAGAAGCGTTAACTGCCATTTTTTGTAATCCTAGCAATGCATCTTTGTCTGGAGCACTACCGTCTCTTGCTTCGTTCAATCCAGTTACATCACGTATCATTTGTAAATAATATTGATATGTGCCAATTAAACTTTGTATTTTAGCTTGACCTGATGATGATGATAATTCTTGAATAGGTATTTTACCTCTATTTAATTCACCGTCTTGCGTAAGTGATCTACCTACAATCGAACCAGTTTGAAAGTACATATTTAATGCTTCAGCTGGATTGTAATTAGTTCCATTACCTAAATCAACTTCCGCTAATCCATCCATATCTAAGAATACACCGTCTGGTACTATTCTAGACATTACCTGTTGCAGTTTAAGATGCGTTAGTTGAATCATATCAGCAAAGCCGGTAATTTTACTTACCAAAGATTCTATACGTCCCTTATACATTCTAGGAGCCGATATACAATAATTCATTTCTACCTTAGTTGTATCTGCAGTTGGCCTAGTCATGTTTTCAGCCATCTTCCATTCCAACATGTAATTGTTTCCTAAAACTTTAGCACCAGTATATAAAACCTCTATAGATCTAGATACTCTTTCAAATTGATCGTTTTCTGGAGGATTAAATGTATCTGTTTTTTCTAATGTTTTTTCTAAGCCTTGATCTGTTTTCTTTATCTTCCATACTTGATCAATGTAGGTTTTGTATTCAAAATACATTACCTGTACGGTGTTATAATCATAATTAGCCCATCCGGTAACATACTGGGAGTTACCTGGCATGTTCTGTATTCTCTGTAATTCTTCGTCTGGTATATTTGGAAACTGCTTTTTAAGTTCCGCGAGACTTACAGCTTTTACTTCACCAACATAATATATGTCTTCAAAGTTTGGATCTTCAGTGTATGAATAAACAATACGAGCTGGATCAACATATTCAATTCTAATACCTTCAGATTGATCAAATCTTGTTTTACTAGCTCCAATACCTAATACTGTTAAGTCATAAGCTATTCTTGCTTTAGTCTGATCATACTTATTAAATGATAAAACATTGTTAATAACCTCTTCTTCAGCTATTTCAACATTTTGTTTATAAGTCATTTGCATGTGAACATCCAACTCTTCTTTACTTTCTGGTAAATCTTCTAGATTTCCTGTACGAGCCATATCCATCCCCAACTCTTGCTTAATGTTTTCAAGCATTGGTTTTGTATTCATGTCTTGTTCTATAGCAGCAGCATAATCTGTTCTGCTCTTTACGGAAAAAGGATCTTGAGCAAACGTAGTAATGTCGTATGACTTGTTAGACATTCCGTTAACAACTATATCTACAAATTTAGATATAACCGCAACAGGCTTCCAATCTAAATTAAGATAAGACAAATCACCATTTATTGATAATTCATCTTTATATTTTTGAACACTTTGTTCTCCTCTAGCGTATAATCTTAACCTGTGAAAAGTAGCATAAGATTGAACATATCTATTACCAGCTCTGCCCTCCTGAAACCACTCTCCCTCAATGGCTCTTCCTACTTGTACGCCGTACTCTAAGCTAGATTTTTCTGCTTCGCTTACTACTTGGC